CTCCTGGATTAGTTTGTTTTGCGTCTTTATGAGATTTTAATAACTTTAATCTGTTAGTAAAACAGTTCTCATAAGGTGCGTCTTTTGTAGATTTCTTCAAATCTTTTTGTTTTGCAATTTTAAATTCTGCAAATATTTCTTCTTTAGTAACCATAGTGTCCTTTCCTAGTTTGTTAATCATATATGTTATATTCTATCACACATTTTTAATATTGTCAAGCACTCATTTTCTCTATAAATCATAATATTGACACATTATTGACACATTATTAACTTGTAAAATCCATACCATTTTTTCTGATTTTATCACATAACCCTGGTCCATCAACGGACTTTATTACATAATAATCTTCGGTATTGTCAACTACTAGTTTCATAATATCATTTTCTTTAAACCAAGTTTCTGCTCTAGCAGATACTGGTCTTATTAGACTAGTGCCATCATTGGCACTAGTATATACAAAATCGCCAGTCATTATTTGACTAGTCCTATTTTTTTTAATAAAGTAGTAATCTGCACTTTAGCATCCGCCCAACTTTTCTTCTGGTAAGTTTTTGTTTTTTCTACCTGCATTGATATATGATTAACAAACATAGTTTTTTGTTTAACTAGTTCGTTGGTTACATCATTAATATCAGCATTAGCATTTGTACCAAATACAAATACGGATGCAAGTATAATTGTTTTCAACTTATTCATAAGTTATCATCCTTTCTATTGATTTGTTTTAACTTATTCTTTAATTCTATAATTTTAATTGATAATCTATCAATTGTTAAGGACATCTCATTTGAAAGGAATATCATATAAAATAATAAGCCTAATAGTAAAATTCCTGACATTAATAAAAACATTTCCATATTAAAATACTCCTGCCGCCCCTAATATTATTGTTAATAACATTAATGGTATAACTATACTCAATGGCCAAAATTCTAAAAATTCTCTCCATCCTTCTTTCTTTTGTTTCTTCATTTGTCCTCCTCCGTTTCTTTCATATGGTCTTTTGAATTACAATTTTTATGTAATACAACTAAATTATCACTATTGGTTCTACCACCAGACCAATGAGCAATTATATGACCACCTTCAATTGTATCATCATTTCCAATCTCAAAACCGCAAGAAGGACAAATAAAGTTTTGTCTTACTTTAGCGTCTAAAATTTCTTTCTTTGTGAAAGTTCTTTTAGTGTCAATACTTGCCATACCCCAATCTTCTATATTTGAAGATAAAAAGTATTGCCAAAGTTTAAACTGAAACAATAAGATAAATGCTTTTGCCTTATTGTTACCTGCCCTTTCAAACGCATTGTTTTTGTGACCATCTTGTTTTTCTTGTGGTGTCAGCTCACTCAACTCGTTAACTGCTTTATAAAAAGCATTAACACATTTGGTATAAGTATTAATCTTATAACCATTCTTTTGAGCAGCATTTATAAAATTAAAAAATCTTATAAACATTTTCTTTGACCAAAACTCTTTAATGTTAGTTTGAGATTTAATTATCTCTCCTACTAACTTAAACACTTTGGTAAAGCTTGGCCACCAAGGTAAAGACATTTTGTTTTTGTCATCGGTATATATTTTATCAATTGCCTTATTTTCAATACCTGCGTTCTTTGTATAAAGAGCAGCACAACAAGCAACTACTTCTTCCTGGTCAAGTTTTTCATTATCAAATTCAACATATTTTGAAACTACTTTTTTTGTTTTATCCAATGTGTAGTCAAAAACATTAAAAGGTTCCACGGTAGTGCCGTTAGGAGTAGTTGTAGATTTAATAGTTTTTTTACTTTCCATTAATCTAACACTTAATCTAATTGTTGTAGCAACTTCGGAAGTAGTGGCATTTCTTAACATTTGAGCAGACATGTCATTATTAAAATTTAAAATGTCTTTAAAAAGCGTTGTCGCTTCTTCACTAGTAATACCCACATAGGTTTTGAAACTTAATAATCTTTCTTTATAAAAACTTTTATAGAAAGTAGGATATGATGTTTCTACGTCTGGTAAAGTCATACCAGTAAGGTCAATTTCAGCACCATCAGTATCATAGGTCACAATATTAGGAAGGTTGTAACCCGAGTTTAAAAAGTAATCAACAATGGTAAACAATCTTTGTAAACCATCAAGTATTTCGGCATAAAAATTTCTTTTTTCACCGCTATACAGTACTTTTTGTTTTCCGTCTGGAAATATTCGTAGGTGCATTTGGGTTATATCAAAATTTAAATTCCTAGAAAATAAAGTTATCGCTATACCATCAAGGAAATCCTTGTTAAATTTAGCAATATACTTTCTTTGATACTCTTGCGGTACAAAATCTATGAAGCTTTTAGCTTTTAGTATTTGTTCTATTGTTAAGTAAACATCAAATACTTTGTCTTTAGATGTGTTAATTATCTCTTTAGGAATAATTCCCATTTTATTAAAAACATTTTTGATTGTATTATTCATTTTTTATAATTTCTTGTTTTCATATTAATTAATTGTTGGTTTCGTAAAAGGTTCTACTCTATTTCTACTATTATAAACATCATCCATAATTGATTCATATTCAGCAGGTGGCATTGTAGTTTTCATAATTTTTAATGTTTGACCTAATATAGTCATTAAAACTAATACAGGTTTACTTTGTACCATTTGTGCCATTGTCCATTCGTGGAAATCATTACAAATTTCTTGTTGTAGTTTATCTTCTTCTATTTCATTATTAAATTTTTTCTTTGTCATAATTCATTTCCTCATTTGCCCATTCTTCAAACTTATCAACATCTGCTTGGATTTCATCTCTCAAAGTTATTAAATCGTCTTTAGCGTCACTTACTTTTGATTCCGTATCGCTAACAACATCATAATTAATTGTATCTAACTTATCAATTGCCTTATTCAGTACTTCCATCGTTTTATGTTCTAATATCATTATTTCCCCAACTTACTTTCATTTTCTAAATTGATTGCAACATCAATATCTGACTCTATTTCAGCGTCTGATTTTGGTTCTTCAACTGGATCATCTTCTAAAGCATAAGTATTGATTTCAACCATTCCGTCTTCTTTAGCATATTCATCATCTTCGTACATAACTTTGCCGATAAATTCAGTATTAGCAGAATCAGAATAATTGGCGTCAACCATATATGTTTCAACACCGTTTTTGGCGTCTGTAATATCTTTTGTGATTTTACTGTGGTCTATTCCTCCATCATCTGAAAATTTTGTATCAGCTTCGTCTTGATTTTTTGCTAATACATCTTGTTCAATGCAAAGTGTATAGTAAGTTTTTTTTCTGTAAAGATTCTTACCTAAATCTTCTTTGTTAAAATAAACATCTGTTAAATTACTCATTATATTTTTGCCTCCATTCTCATTTTTTGTACTTCGTTTTGTCTATCTGTAATAACTTGGTCAACCCACTCTTCAGCGGCATATTCATCATCAATGCCTTCTAAAGCTAAATTGCCATCAAACTTTTTCATTTTTGTTAAGGCAGTTTCTTTTGTCATTTCGCCTTCTTTTAATTTACTTTCTATGTCACCTAAAAAGTCTATTGCTTGGTCCCAAGCCATGTTTTTCACTTTACTCATTAGTGTACTCCTTTGTTAGTTGTGGATTATAGTCTTTTTTAAAGAATTGTCTACCGTTAGATAGTTGACCATAATCGTTATATAAACTGTTCCAATCTTCATCATTACAAACATCTGGATATACATCACCAAAAGTTTCATAATATTCTTTTCCAAATATAATTTCTACTTTAGATGAATTTAAATCGTTTGCTGGTTTGTCTTTAGTATTATTATCATAATACTCTTTTAATTTTGTAAATGTAGATTCTAATTTTGCTTTATTTTCAAGGTCTATAGGCATATTTCTATAGATTGTATTATATGAATAAAATGTATCGCCATACTTTGATTCAGAATCTTTCATTAATCTTGCATAAACTAGATTCATTGTATTCATTGATTTTTCTTTTAGATTGTTCATAGTGTTTTTCATAGTGTTTTTTATCATTTATACTACTACGCTACACTACTTTTAACTAAAAGTCAAGCATAAAAAAGCGTTAAAAAACGTTGATTTTACTAGGTTTTTGGGGTATATATGTGTCAAACTGTCGCACTTTAGACAGATTTTTGACGTTTTTTAGTGATTTTTAGTGATTTTTTAGAAGTCTTGGTTCCACAGAGTCGGACATAACCCGCTTTTGCAACATAATAGGAATCTACTATATCAGTAACTGGATTATTTAACTTGGATTGGTCAAATTCTTTCATTAAATCTATGCTTGTATCTTGTACAAACTGCTCATACATTTTAAGTTTGTCTGCATTACCTTTACCTGTAGCGTTCTTCTTAACTTGTCCAGGTACAATCATTTCAAAACTTTTGTTGAGTTTATATAACTTGTGCTTTAACGCACCCATATTTTCAGCAAGATTAAATACTAAGCCTTTACTGCCAAATGAATATCCTTCTATAAAAATAGTATCAACAGTATTACCAACAACACTAATCGCCCAATCGGAAATCTGATCGTGTCGCTGAGTCTGGGAGGTATAGGGTAGATGTGGTCTGCCATTTATTTTACCATTACAAAAATCACCTTCATATTTCTTTACATTTGTTAAATAATATATCTTACAATTATCAAAAGTAGGTAAGCCTTCAAAAACACAAATAGCTGGGCTACTTAAACTGTAATCAATTCCAATTATCTTCGTCTTCGTCATTGTCAAAATAAACCTCATCATCAGCAACTGCTGACTCGGCACCACAGAAAGGACAAGTTATAGGTTCTACGTCTTTATTTTCTAATCCATCCCACTTAATGTGATATGATACATCACAATTCTTGCAGGAAATAGTTACCACACTTTGGTGATCTGGACCACGTTCTGGTGTGTCATTCATTATAGTTTAAAAGTTTTAAATTGATCCTTTTTTATGTCTTGTTTTATACCACCAACCACATAACTTTCTATTTCAGTTTCTTGTGGTGCGTTCTGTAATCCACGACTACTTAACCAATGGTCTGTCCAAGGTAAGGGATTCGTTGCTGTTGATTGTTCGTATTTCATTTCTAATCCTATTGCTCTCATACGTTTGTTAGCAATATATTCTACATACTTATGCAATAATTTTTCTGATAAACCTATCATAGAACCTTTAGAAAACAAATAAGTTACCCAAGTCTTTTCTTGTTCTACAGCTTCATTATACATATCGTAAACTTCTTGTTCACATTCTTTCATAATCTTCAACATCTCTTTGTCGTTCTCTTTGTTACGATAATTGTTTATAATATTTTGCGACATCGCTAAATGCAGGTTTTCATCTCTAGCAATCAATGAAATAATCTTTGCACTACCTTCCATCAACTTCAATTCACCAAACGCAAATGAACAGGCGAATGAAACATAAAATCTGATGCCTTCTAGTATGTTGATGTTGATTAAAGTTAAATATAGAAGCTTCTTTAATTCTTTTTTAGTGTATTTTTCGCCAGATTGGGTATTATACAGATTCGCATATTCTATAAACTTATCATATGATTCTGTTACAGTTTTTGCTCTTGCCATAATTTCTGGTGTTTGAACAATGGTGTCTAATACAGCAGTTGGATTTGAATAAACATTTTTCATAATGTAAGTGTAAGACCTACTATGAATTGTTTCACTAAAATCCCATGCTACTATCATACATTCTAATTCAGGCAAACTACAATGTGGTAAAAGTGCTAGACAAGGACCACGACCTTGAACACTATCTAATAATGTCTGATACTTTAGATTAGCAGTAAAGATATGTTTCTGTTCTTCTGATAATAAGTGATAATCATTTCTATCTTTCTGTAATGATACTTCTTCTGGACGCCAAAAGAATCCCAATTGTTGTTGAGTTAACTTCTCAAATATGGGATATTTCTGTTGGTCAAATCGTTGGACATTTGGTTCTGCACCAAAAAACATGGGTTGTTTAAGCCAATCGACTTCTTTTGTGTTAAATACTTTCATTTAATTGCCTCTTCTAATATTGTTTCATTTATTTTTGCTTAAAACGGAACGACTTCTAATTAATTCGTATCTCACCTTTTGTTT